ACACGAGCCATAGCTGTACCACCAGCTTGTGATTGAACACCGACTGCTTGAAGTGCTGTTGCAATACCTAAAACATCAGCCGCTGTAGCACCAGCAACTTTACCTGCTGCTGCAAGTCTTAATGCAGTAGAAAGTATTTCATCTTCAAGAGCTGCGAAGTTGTTACCCAAATCTACTAATGAAGAAGCTAATCTATCGAAACTTTTACCACCCAAACCAAATATTTGGTCAAGTCGTGCTAATGATAATGCAGCTGTTTCTGTTGATAATCTTGTTGCGACACCAACCTGTGCGATAACTTCAATAAATTCTTCTAGGTTATCTACACCTACACCTAACTGACCACCGAGTTCACCAATAGCATTTAGCTGAGTTACGGCAACTGGTATATCTTGTGCTAGCTGTCTTACTTGAAGTGCTAATGTGTTAAATTCTTTTTCTGTTGCATCTACAGTTTTTCTAATACCAGCAAATGAATCTTCAAATTTAGAAGCAGCTCCTACTGTTAAGAACATTGCTCCACCTACTGCGGCAAGAGCACCAGCCATCGCACCGGCAGCAGCTGAAACCATAGCATTTGTATGTGCAGCTTTAGCTGATATTTTGCCCAAAGACTTTTCAGTCTGTTTAGCTGCTTTATCCTGTACTTTAGTTTGTACTAATTCGTAAGTTACTCTTAAATCTTGATTCATCGCCATAGTTTAACCCTTACCTGTAATTCCAGATTTTCCACCAAGAAATTCGTCTATAGAAATTCTTTCTCTAGGTTTATTATGTCGATTGTGTTGTCTTTGAAGCATTCTTCTAGCTTGTTTACTTTCTTTGTTGTACTCTTCTTTACGATATATTTTTCCAGTTTCTTCGTCAAAAGTAATTTGGTCTTCACGAAGTCGGCTGTAAAATACTGAACCATCTGCGGGTAAGTTTCTTAATAATCTAAGAAATTTACGATATTCAACATCTTGAGGTTTATCAATGCCGTAATACCTAAGAAAGTCTGCTTCTACTTGTCCCCAGTAACCTAGGATGTCACTCGGAGACCAAGTTATTTTGGGCTATCACCCTCTTCGGCGGCGGCTTGTGCTTCCTCAACTTCATCTGGTGTTGCTAGTCCGTAAGCTTCTAATAACCATACAAGTATGTTATTAAGCTTTTCCCAGCCCACACCGTCATCTAGCATTGAGTTAAAATTATCTTTACCCACTATTGATTCCACCCAATTCGCAATTGCTGATAGGTCTTGACTCTCTCCGTCTTGTGCCATCTTCATTTGCGAAAGGACTGCTTTTGCAGGTAAGGTAGCTGGTAAATCGTATGTTTTTCCTGCTACCTTCATCTGCAATTTTAATAAACTGTCGGCTTCTAAAGCCTCATCAAAGTCTTTAAACTTTTCCACTTATATTCTCCTATCTAATTTTTTAGTTAATATCTAACTCGTCAGTATCGTTAGTGTTATCTATTACTCTGAACAAGTAGTATGCACCGCCAGAGCTACCAACATTTAAAGTTGTATCTGGAACTAGAAGTTTAAATTCTGTTGCCAAACTAACTTTTGCTGGAGCCTTTTGGTGACTCATTGCGAAAGAACCGACATTCACTGCTCTAGGAATGTGGAACTGTCTGTCCGCACCTGCTGGACCATCTGTGTGTAGTACCATCGCATATTCTGTGAAAGTATCTGACAATGGTGGAATATATGAATCATATCCACTTACATAATCGCTATCACCAGATGTTTGAGTTGTTATTGCAGCAATTGTATCTTCTGCTTTAACACCTCCACCCATTGCAATTTGTAGTTTGTCAATACCAGCTTGTGATAGTTCACCAGTTAGCCTTACTTCTTGTGCTGACTTAAGAGTCTTGATAGGGTCTACTTCTTCAGCAACCATAACATCTTCAAAAGTTTTATCAACTTCTAAAGTCCAGCCATCTTCAGAATAACCAACTTCTGAGAATGGAACTGAGAGTGTTGTAGGGTTTTCCCATGAGCCGCTGTTATCGGATGGGAATACTAAAGAACTTGTAGTTCTATCTGCATAATAGAGAACACCTGTACCTATTAATACTTCAGATATTGTTCCTGTTGTATTAAAGCTCATTTGTTATCTCCTAACATATTTTATACTTATACTTATCAGCTGAGCTCAGCCGACTTTTTCAAGTCGATTTCAGCTTTGCCGGTTATTCTTCTTCAGCAATAAAGAAGTCTTCCACTACCTCTTCAACAGATTCCTTGTCGTCCTCTGATGGAGAGTCGTCTAGTTCTTCCTCAATATCAGCTATTAAAACAGAAATTTTTTGTGTTCCCTGTTTATATGTAGCTTCTTTAAGGCGCTCCCAGACGGCCATGTCTATCTCAGCCCATCCCTTGTGACTAAAGACTATCCCTGTTACGGTATCTCGAACAGTTGTCTTCTCTAGCAACAAAGGATTAATTTTAACTTTTATCTTCTTCATATCAATCTAATCCTCGATAATACATTATTAATGATAGCTGATAATGTCCCAATCCGGTGTCAGTCTCTTCTATACGAGAAGGTAATCCTTGTACCTCCATACTATAAATAACTGCTGCGGTATTAGTTGTAGGAGTAACAACTCTTGTACTTTTCATTTTAAAAGCAGATTCAGCTACAGCATTTGCTAAAGCGTAAGCATTTGCATAATCTGGTTGGGAAGTAGTCCCTCCACCGCCCCAGCGTCCTGCATAAGCATCTACTGTTATAGCAGCTCCAGTTACTGCTGCTTCAGATGTAGGAGACATAAGTGTTCCTCCAGCATTAAATATTGTTAAGAAAGGTAATTCTGCATTACGAGGTAAACGAGTTGCTACTCTAGTACTGCATAAATCTGTTATAGCGGTTGTATTAACACACCACTCACGAAATATTATTTCCGCGTCTGGTGGAAAATTTTGACTTTGGTCAAATTGTGCGCCTACTGCTTTTATACCCATAATTATTTATCCTACCACTTAAACTTCATCTTCAGAGTTATAGAAAAATGATGCAGCTGATATTATTTCTTCATAGTTAGCATTTTCAACAAGTGCTCTTGCAGCATTTTGTGCAGCTTTATTTTGTTTTTGTAGAGGGCGTTTTGCACGAGTTGCATATCTTTTATCTGTAGGACTTCCACTTCGTTTACTACCACCTCTTTTAGTTCCTTTATTTTTTCTTGAAAACTTAACTTCATATGCTCCAGAGCCAGTTCCTTTACTTCCTCTACGAACACTAACATTATAATTTTTTCTTATATACTCAGAAAGTCTATCGCCACTAAGTTTTCCATAACCAGTGTTTCCAGATACTGAGAAGGTATCAAAATCAACAAAATCAGAAGCTTGTGTCCTATTAAAAGCACCCTCACTAAATTCTTCTCCAAATAATTTAGTATCGTGCATAAGACCGCTTCTTGAAGCACCTCCGCGTGTTTTACTTGGATTTTTATCGGTAAGTATGCTTGTAAGAAATTTTTCTCTAGCTGATACTCCACCTTTAATTCTTCCAACATTTTTAAAACTAACAGTTGCTGTAATTTCATCTGGTGAAAATTTAACACCAATAGCATCTTGTAATTCTTGTGAATAAGAAACTCCATGAGTGTTGTGTACTTTTACACCAGCTATATCGTGAGATTTGTTGTATTTATAAAATCTTCTATTTCTACCAGCTATATTTTCCCTTTTTACACCTTGACTAAAATGTCTTCCAGTTCCTTTTCTGTTAACAGCTGCTAATAAACTTTTTGGCTTATAAGTTATTGTTCCGTCTTTTGCTATAGCTAAACCTTTTTTCTTAATCATTTGTTCATATCTACCTTTTTCACCAAGAATGTTATTCATAAGTTCTACTGGATTTTTTACTCCACCAACTCTAGGAGCTTTCATGTGTACTTTTACTTTTGCACCATTAAACTTCATATTGTTTACAGCTTGAACACTTCTAGTAACAAATAAAGTTGGTGGTATATATTTTTTAACATCTTTTACTACTGGTTTATTATCTTTTCTACTCCAACTTGAAACTTGTTGTGTTATTGGTCCGCCATATTCTACAAGCCATATCCATGGAAATAAATCTGCTGTTACTCCATTTTTTCTACTCGTTCCAACTCTTACATCACCTGTATATATTTGTCGTCCCATTTTTCCTTTTTTGGCTTTAGGTACTTGTGCGCGATTTGTGTGTACAGATTTAAGTAATAACTCTCTAGCTTTACCGGGTTCTGTAAATCCAAATATATCCATTTCTACATATTCTTTGGAAATTACTGGGTTTTTCTTTGTTCCGGTATTTGAGTAACCTTTAAGAGTTTTTAATTTATAATTTTCGTCAAAACTCATTCCAGCTTCTTCATCATATTGGTCTTGTCTTAATCTTGTATCTTTGATATTTATACCAAGTTCACTAGCCCCAACTCCTAACATGTACTGACCAGAAGAAATATCTGGTGCGCTTGCTCTTATGAGTTGTGCAGTTCTTTCTATTTGTAGGTCTAAAACTTCTTGTATATTCATATTGGTAACTACATGATGATAATGAGGTTGTGCTTCAGAATTAAAAAAACCGGAAAGCCGTGATTCTATTTTTTTGTTTGCCATTTGGTAAAATGGACTTTTAGATACATAAGAACCAAGTTCTCTTCTTGCTAAACGACCAAATATTGGACCAATACTCCTAGGTACAACTTGATTTATAGCCATACCAGATAATCTACCTACACCCACTCTTGCTCCACGAAGTGCTAATGATTGAGCAGAACCATATTTTTTTCTAAAATCTCCAGAGGTAGCAGCAGCTATGAAACCTCCACCTCGTGCAAATGTATAAGCGTTTCTTCTTGCATTTTTTAAAAATGGTGACTGTAAAAATGCGTTAACATCACCAGATTGCTTACCAAATTTGTACAATCTTGAACGAAAACCACCTATACCTGTTGCTTTACGACCAGCAGAAGTTTTATTTTTCTTTCCTAGGGTTATACCCTCTTTATAAAATTTTAAATACTGAGGCATTATGTTCTTACAAGAGATTCAATATACTTATAACATTCTTTTCCATATCTATCTTTTACTTGCTGAACACTAATTATTTCATGATATTGACTACCTTTGACCAGTCTGTCTCCCGGAACAACATTAACATTCGGTTCTATGTAAATTCCAAATGTTTCAATAGTGGTATTTCTACCATCTCTATCTTCTTCTATTCCTTGGCTTTCAAACTTTGCTTTTACGCTTGTGTATGTATCAGCCCAAGATGAACTAGGTAAACCTCTTTCATCTACTGTTGTTTCAGATACTGTCTGAATTGTACAAGTTTCCGGCAAGTTTCTGTGTCTAATAGGCATATATCTACTTTACTACAAGATTATTGAAATTGATTTAACAAGTCTCCCATTAGAAGTTCTTTGTAAATAATGCTATAAAGCAATTTACTTTTACCTAATAAATGTACATTGTAACCTATTTGTTTGTTGTGGTCTCTAGCTATTTTGATTAATTCTGGTATTAAATTTTTATAAGTTTCTAGTATTTTATTAAAATCTTTAGACCATTTTGCTTTTCCTTCAATAAATATTACATACATTCTTAAACCGTTAAGTAAAGCATAAGTAACAGCATCATGAAATTTATAGTCTAAATTTTTTTTCATCATTGGAAATTGATAGTATTTTTGCTTGTAAGGAAGAGATATACCAGAACTTCCTAAAGTTCCTTTTTTCTCTGACCATAATTCTTGACCCACAACATTTGTATAATCATACAAATATAAGATATCTTTTAATATTTCTGAAAATATTTTGTATTCATCTTTATTTTTTTGATAGTCTTCAACAATCATATTTTTATCAGAATAGCTATTAGTAGGTTGTTCATCTATCTCTGAATCATATTTATTATTTCTAAATAAATTAATTAAAGATAATACTGTTGCATGGTCTAAAATCTTTTCATACCCCGTGTCTTTTATAGCACTGTCAATCCATTCAATATCTGTTTTAGTTAAAGTAGCTTTGTTATCTTTTCTTATTTTGGTATTTTTCGCTTTAATAATATCTTCTGCGTGTCTATTGTGTAGACCAACAATAATTTCTAATTTTATGTAACATTTTTTTGGTAAATCTACAGCAGGTGTATTTTTTATACATTCATAAATGTGCGAACCATCAATAATTCCTTCTTTGTAATAATCATTAATATTTAATTCTAATAAGTTTCTATCTTCTTCTATTCTTATGTTTTCACAAAAAATAGTTATCCCTTGAGATTTATGATGAAATATATTAGATTCACCTTCGTGTTCTTTTAATGCTCTTAGAAAATTTTCTTCTTCATTTTTAAACACAGGTTTCTTTTTAACTTCTGGATGTATAGGTATAAGTTGTTTCAAATTAGGCCTGTCTATTGCAAATTGTTTTACAGGTATCAAAGCAGTAACAGTAAATGTATTATTAGAAATTGGGTCTTTTAAGATTTGATAAGACTGATAAGAAAAAAAGTATCTCCCGTTACCACTTTGTATTTCTTCTATCTCTTCTTTTACCACTGATATTTTCTTTTCTTTGCTTGTTGGTATTGTTTAAACGATTTCTCTGATAAATCTTTTGGGTCTTTTTCCCATTCAACATCTACTGGAGTTTCAAATCTAACATTTTTTGATATTTGTCTTTTACAAATAACTGAATCTTTAGGACAAAGAATTTCTGGGTCATCTGTAATTTTATGTTCTATTTCATAGATATGTTCACATCGTAAACACTTATAATCATATCTGGGCATTTCTACGCCTTTTCTTTTTATTATTTGTCTTATGACAATTTTTACAAAATAATTTCAGTCCGTCTTTAGAATTAGGATTTTTTGTAAATTTTGATATAGGCAGTTGTTCTCTGCAAGATAAACAAGTTTTAGTTTTTTCATCTCCCATTTCTTCTTTTTTTTCTTTTAATACTTTTAAACAATCAATACAAAATTTAGTGTATCCATCTAAGTATTTTTGATTTCTTTTAAAACTATTCACTTCTTTCCATTGGCGACAATATTTGCATTGTTTTTCAATTGGGTCTTTAAGATATTTTTCTGCTTCTTTTTGCGCTGCTTGAACTTTTTCTAATAAGCCTTCTTCTTCTTCAATCCAGCTTTTGAATCTTTCGTATCCTATATTGACATCTTCATAAGTTCGAGGTGTAGACAATCCACCTCTGCCTGTTTTAATAACTTCAAGTATTGTATTAGCTGTGTCTTCGTTGTAAGCACCTCTTTGAGGAATACCAGAAGCAATTCTTAATTGTCTTACTCTCTCGTGTGTTACACCCCATTCCTCTGCCCAATCATTGAGCATTTTTTCGGGGTCTTTAGCAAATAATTCTGTTGCTTCTTCTAGTGTTGGAGCTTTCCTATGTACCATATCACTATCCTCCTATTTATCATTATACAAAAAATCTTGACCTAAATGGTTGCAATACCGCCATGTCTGCTGTAGTTAAAACTGGTTGTAAAGCCTGTATAACTACATCAGCATAGGATACATCGTAATCTCCTATTCGCTCTGTTAGTGCAATGTCAAAACCTGTTTGCGTTGAGCTATCTGATAAGTGACTACTAACAGTACCTGTATCTGCTTTAGCAGAAGTTTGTAAAGAAGTCATAAACAATCTTGCAGTAGCTCTAGCAGAAGTAAATTTTATTTGTTCTGGAATATCAGCTGAAGCGTAACCACCAACATAAGTTACTGATATGTTTTGTGGTTTTATTCCAGACCATCTTATAGCTACTCTTCTAAGTTGACCATTACTGTAAGAAACAAAGTCATTTTCATTTCCTTCAGTAAGAGTAACTGCATCTTCTGCAACTGAGGTAATTGATTGTACTGGTATGTGTCTTAAAAATAAATCTTTTTTTTCTTCTCCATCAAAAACTTCAGTAAATGTTGCTTGTTCAATGTCATATCCTAAGAATCTTTTAATTGACGCATCAACATAAGGTATAAAGGTATTTGTTAAATTAGTTTGTAATGATGAATCAACATCTAATTGTAAAAATGTTTCAACATCGCTATAACTACAAAGAGCCATTTAGGACTCCTTTATTTATCTTCTGATGGTTTAACAGCTTTGGTTTCTACTTTTTTCTTAGGAGCAGCTTTCTTTTTAGGAGCAGCTTTCTGTGAAGGGTCTGCCCATCCTTGAGCTTTCAACCATTCTTTAGAAACTTCTACTCCTGCTTTTGCAATCTTAGAAGCCCCAGATTTAGGTAGTTCAGCCATTGGTCCTTCAAAAATAGAACCATCTGGCATTTTCCAAATTGTTTTTTCTGGTTTTATATATTCTGACATAATGAAATCATTTTACCTTATAAAAACAAGAAAGCCGGTTTTACCCGGCTCTCTTGAAATATCCAACTAACAGATATTACATATTTGTTAGTTTATGGAAAGCTGCTTGTCTATAAACAGGGAAACCAACTCTCATTGTAGCTCTGATAGCAAGCTGATTCTTAATAAAGAAATCAGAGTGGCTGTCAGTTACAGCGAGGTCGATGCCTTGTCTCATCACAACATGAGCGGCTTCACCACCACCGAATTTACCAACAAGTACTGTACCTGCGGCAATTGCGGTTGTAGGAACTACTTTAAGTCCCCAAATTGCGGCTTGTGGTCCGCTAGCCATGCTTCCA